ACCAGTGTTCCGGCAGATAACAGCGTCGGCTTTGGGCGTTCCGAAGAAGACACCGACTTTAACCCCCTCGATTTACTAACCAACCGGAGTACGGCTATGTCCGAACCGAATGAAATCCCGGCAGACGACGAAGCGCCGGTATCTGAAGAACTGCAAGAAAGCCCGATCAACGCAGAAGAAATTCGCGCCCAGGTATTGAAGGCAGAACGCAGCCGCGTCAGCGGTATCCGCGAATCAGTCCGCATGGCCAAGTTGGGCGATGCCGTGGCTGACAAGCTCATCAATTCAGACGTGTCTCTGGAAGACGCGCAAGCAGAGGTTATGCGTATGTGGAGCAAATCCGTTGATGAAATGTCAGCGCCGGTGCATATCGAAGCCGGTCTGACATCCGAAGAGAAATTCCGTGCCGGTGCCGTCAGCGCCTTGGCGCATCGCGTCGGTCTGGGTGAAGACGACCGCAGCAACGAGTTCAGAGGCCTGAGCCTGCATGAAATGGCCTCCCGCGCCTTGTCATTCAAAGGCCACAAGACCACCGGCATGAGCCGCAGCGAAATTGCCGGCATGGTACTGCGCGGTCATTCCACCAGTGACTTCCCGCTGTTGCTGGCGGATGTTGCCAACAAATCCCTGATGAACGCGTATCAGGTCGTGCCGCAAATCTGGCGTCAGATTGCACTGGCCTCCAGCGTGAGTGATTTCAAGACCATCAACATGCTGAAGCTGGGCAGCTTCTCCAGCTTGTCCACCATCGTCGAAGGCGCTGAGTACACCCAAGGCACTTTTAGCGAAGAGCGCGAGCAGTTGACGGCCAGCACCAAGGGCCGTTATGTCCAGGTCACACGTCAGATGATTATCAATGACGACCTGAACGGACTGACCCGCATGGCTTCCATGCTGGGCCAAGCCGCCGCCAGAACCGTCAACAATGATGTCATCGGCGTCCTCACCGCTAACGGCAACATGTCTGACGGCAACGCGCTGTTCAGCACCCAACACAGCAACTACCAGGGCACCGGCAGCGCCATTTCGGTGGCGACCCTAGGCGCAGCTCGCGCTGCGATGCGGACCCAGCGTGATGCCTCTGGCGTCGATTACGTCGAGTTTGACCCGCGCCTGTTGCTGGTTCCGGTCGGCAAGGAAGACCACGCCCGCACCGTGATCGAGTCCACTTACAACACCGACACGACCGCGCAGTTGAAGAAAAACATCATCAGCGGCTGGAGTCCGTTGCAGGTGCTTTCTCATCCGCTGCTCGATGCCAATAGCTCGACCGCTTGGTATCTGTTGGCTGATCCGTCCATTGCCCCGGTGGTTGAAATTGCCTTCCTGGATGGACAGCAGTCGCCCTACATCGCCCAAGAGGAAGAGTTCCTCACCGATGCCGTGCGCTGGAAAGTCCGCATGGATTACGGCGTCGCCGCCAACGAATGGCGTGCGGGTTACAAGAACCTCGGCGCTTAACTGACACGGGCGGCCTCACCGCCGCCCATCACTCTTAAGAGGAATTGATATGGCTACTAATGCAGTTCAACCCGGTGATGTCATCACCATTACGGCGGGCGCAACCATTACCTCGGGTTCGGTCGTTAAAGTCGGCCAGATGCTTGGCGTGGCGCTGACCGACATCGCCAATGGCAGCCGGGGCGCTATCGCCATTCGCGGCGTGTTTGCCGTGCCGAAAGTCAGTGCCGCCGTGATTGCCCAAGGCGAAAGCCTCACTTGGGATGTCAGCGTCGGCAAATTCGACGACAACGCCGCCACGCCAGCCACGGGTGACGTGACAGGTGCAGCCGCAGTGGCTTTTGAAGCCGCTGGCAATGGTGTGACAGAACTGGATGTGCTGTTTACCGGCATACCGGGCACCGTCGCTTAATTGACGTGACCAGCGCCTTTGACCACCTGGCCAGCCAAGCCCACGGTTCTCTGGATCGTGTGTTTGGCAGCGCCGTCAGCATTGACGACGTGGAAGGCACAGCGATTGTCACTCCTCAAGACGACATGATGCTGGGCAACACCGTGCAGATGGTCAATGGCGCTCACTTGATGTTTCGTACAGCGGATTTCCCTGAAATCGAAGTGCGGTCAGCCGTGACCGTGGGCGATACCGAATACACCGTCATCGAGATTGATGACGTGGACTCGGCTGGCATTCGCAAAGCCAGGATGGCCCCGGCATGAACATCGACGGCATCGTGACGCAGTTGGAAACCGTCGAAGGACTCAGTGGCAAGGTCGTGGTCGGCTTACCGCCGGAAACGGCCAGCCTAGCCAACGGCCCCACCGTCTGGATCACCGATCTAGCTGAAACCGCAGGCGCTAATCAGCGCATCAACGCCCCCGCGCTCCAGCGCATCGAGGCTCGCCTCGGACTGGTGATGGGGACCGCGACGCTGGATGACCTGCTCCCCCTGCGCGATGCAGTCCGGGACGCGATTATCGACTACTTACCCGAAAGCAATGGTGACCCGATCACCTACCGGGCAGGCCGCATGGAATTTCTTGATGCGGGCTACACGGTATGGCGCGATGAGTACGCCTACAGCTTTTACTTTGACCACCTGGAGGCCACCTGATGGCGACATGGACCAAAGACCCGATGACGGGTGAACGCACCTTGCTGACACCGGCCACAGCCCCCAAGGCCCGTTGCTGTGTCGAAGTGGCCGAGGTGAAAGCCAAGACCGCAAAGAAAACCTTCATACCCGAACCGCTACCGACAGAGCCAACGGATGAAACCGCACACGAAAGTATTGATTAAGACGCTCATCCGCGTTGCCAAGGGGGCTATCAGCGCCCTTGAGGACTGGATGAAAGAGGCCGAAAAAGCCTGAACTGATTTTTTAACACCACGACGGGCACCCGTCCTGACGACCCTTCGCAGAAGGCACTCAGGGCATAGCGACCCCGGCTTAAAACCCGGAGTCCGCTATGGCCCTGTTTATGAACAAAACCCTGGTGGCGCTGAAGAAGGAAACGACCTTCGGCACCGCTGCAACGCTGGCAGGCACCGACTGCTTCCTCGTCAGCAACGTCTCACTCACCCCGCTGGCTGGCAATACCGCCACCCGTGATTTCGTCCGGCCATATTTCGGCCAGTCGTCCAGCATCCAACTGGATCAGCACGTCGAACTGAGCTTCGATGTCGAACTGGCGTCCTCGGGCACGGCGGGCACCCGGCCGGCCTATGGCGATGCGCTGATGGCGTGTGGCTTCGACGAAACCATCACCTCGGCCACGGACACCGAATATACCCCGGTATCCGCCGACTTTGATTCCGTCACCATCGAAGTCTTCATGGACGGCATCAAGCACCAGATCACGGGTGCGCGAGGCAGCTTCAGCCTGTCGATTGCACGCGGCGCGATCCCGAGTCTGTCGTTCAATTTCATGGGCAACTATGTGGCCCCGGCAGACGCTTCACCGCTGACGCCGAACTTCAGCGACTTCAAGATTCCGAAGGGTGCCAACAGCGCCAATACCCAGACCATCACCCTCTTTGGTGAAGACCTGTGTACCGAATCGTTCGCGCTGGAATTGGCCAATAACCTCGTCTACCGCGATCTCCCCGGCTGCGATCCGGCGGCCCTCATCACGGATCGTGCCCCGACCGGCACGCTGGTGTTTGAGATGACCACCGTCACCAGCTACGCCTGGGTGGAAGCCGCCAGAACCAAAACCTCCGGCGCATTCCAGATCATCCACGGCACCGGCGCAGGGTCCATCGTCCAGATCGACGCCCCCGCCGTCACCATCAACCCGCCGAGCTATTCCGACAGCGATGGCGTGCTGATGATCTCCGCGCCGATGGTGTTCGAGCCGACCAGCGCCGGCAATGACGAACTGGTTTTGACCTTCAAGTAAACGCCCGGACAGGCAGTCGCATCACGACCCTGAGTCCAGGGCTGTCTACAGCGCCCCCCGCCGCTGGTGATGAAGCGGGGGACTCATTCCCTAAACAGACAGATAGGTAAACCCAATGGCATTTGTCCTCAAACCCAAAAGCGAAGGCTTTTATTACGGGGTGATTCTCCCCGTCGTCAACGAGTCCGGTGCATCCCAGGCCATCAAGTTTGAAATGAAGTTCAAGCGGGTCAGCCGTTCAAAACTGAACGACTTGCAAAAGGCCCAGGAGCAGATGACGGAATCGGAAGTGGTGGTCGATAGCCTGGAACGGGACACCGACTATGTGATGGACATTGCAGAGGGCTGGCGGCACGTCTCTGAAGCGGACGGTGCGGAGGATTTGCCGTTCAACCGCGCTAACGTCTGGCTCATGCTGAACAACTATCCCAACGCGGCCAGCGTGATTGTCGCCGCGTTTTTTGAAGCGACTCTCGGGGGCGGCAAGAGAAAAAACTAGAGGACGCGGCCAGCCATTGGGCCGCGCCTTCCAGACCGCACGCCGGCAACGACGATCTGGCCGAGGCCATGCGGGCCTTTGGCGCACCCGAGGAGGTCATCCATGACACGCTGGAAAGCCAGGTGGAAGACGACGGCCAATGTGAGGTCTGGGAGGAAAACTGGGACACGCTGATGGTGTTCCTGGCACTTCAGACGCAATGGCGGCGGGAAATTCCCGCCATGTCCGGGCAGATGATCTGGCACGGGCTGGATTACCCGGCGATGGAATCGACGCTGCGGATGATGGGGCACTGGAAGAAGGCCGGCGAGATATTTGACGGACTGCGAATCATGGAATCAGCGGCACTGCCGATTTTGAACAAGCCGAGCAAGAAGTAGGGTCTTTATGAACTCATCGATGCACCTTGGGATTACCCTGACGGCAGATGGCAGAAATGCCGAAGCCAACATTGGTAAGGTCGTCAAGAATATCGAGCAGGTCGGCAATAGTTCAAAAAAAGCCGCGCAGAGTCTCGGCGGCATTGAAAAAGCTACTCAGGGACTTGGCAACGCGGCAACCACTGCGGGCCGCGCCTTGGCGGGATTGGGAGTGGCCTTTTCAGCCCGTCAAATGATTCAGACCGCCGATGCCTATTCCGGCATCGTCGCCAAGCTCAAACTCGTCTCGGGGTCCACCCAAGAGTTTGCCGCTGCCCAGTCACAACTGTTTGAAATCAGTCAGCGCAACATGACGCCGCTGGCGGAAACCGTGCAGCTTTATTCGCGGCTGGCCACGTCGATGCGTGATCTGGGCCGATCCCAAGCCGACACCCTGGCCATCACCGATCTGGTCGGTAAGTCCATCCGCATCTCCGGTGCCGATGCCTCCAGTGCAGCGGCGGGCATCCTCCAGTTTGCCCAGGCCATCGGCTCCGGCGTCCTTCGGGGCGACGAGTTCAACTCGATGATGGAGAACTCGCCACGTCTCGCCAAAGCACTGGCCGATGGGCTGAATGTACCGATCGGCGCGTTGAGAGAAATGGCCGCGCAGGGTGAATTGACTGCCGATAAGGTCGTCAATGCCATCCTTTCGCAGTCGGACGCCATCAAGCGTGAATATACCCAGATGCCGGTCACGATATCTGGCGCGTTTCAGCAGATCCAAAACGCCTTTACCAGTTATATAGGCAAGGCCGATCAAGCCTCTGGCTCATCAAAAGAACTGGCTGAATCGCTGTCTTTGATTGCCAAAAACATGGACACGTTGATGACGCCAATCAGCAAGGTTGTCAGCGGATGGGCGCTCATAATAGAAGGCTTTGACAAGCTCACCAAGCGGGCAAAAGCCATTGAAGAGATGAATGCCAATCGGTCTGCTCGTGGCATCTTTGGCACACCATCAGAACAGGAGTTAGCTGCAATCAATGCGGCGTCAGCTTCAAAGCCAGATGTGAACGAGGCCATCAGCAAGGAAGAATGGGAGTCTAGGAAACAGCAGCAAAAACAATTCTTCGACGGCGTAAAACGCGGGGCCAATGATGCCGCGCTGGCCATGACCAAGCTCTCTGAAAAGCAAAAAGCCGTCGCTCAAATTGTCATCGAGACGGCCAAAGCCTACAAGGTCGATCCCGCCTTTGCGCTGGCGATTGCCCAGCAGGAAAGCGGCTTCAACCAGTTGGCCAAGTCCGCTGTGGGTGCGCGGGGTGTCATGCAGTTGATGCCGGGCACCGCCAAGCAGTTGGGCGTCAATTTCAACGACCTGAACGACAACATCAAGGGCGGGGTCATGTACCTGGCCCAGCAGGAAAAGCAGTTCAAATCCTTGCGACTGGCGGCGGCAGCGTACAACGCTGGCCCCGGCAACGTGCAGAAATTCGGTGGCGTGCCGCCGTTCAAAGAGACGCAGAACTATGTCGTCTCGGTCGGGGCGCTGTATGAGAAGTGGCAGAATGTCCTCGGCGCGCAGGGTGAGTCCTTCACCTCCGCCAAAGACCAGGCTGATGAACTCGGCACCGCGTTCAATCGCCTGAAAACCCATCAGGACGATCAGGTGAAACGGGCCGAGGAATACGCCAAGGTTCAGGTCGAGCAGATCAAGACCCGACTGGCGGCGATGGATCAGGAGCGCGAAGCCGCTGCCCGTCTGACCGCTGAACAACTGGCCGGGGCCAAGACCTACGAGGACAGGGCCAGGATTATCGAAGCCGCGCAAGCCAAAGCCGCCGAATACAACGCCCAGGCGCTGGAGATGGTGCGGGCCGAATACGACGCCCAGCAGCAGGCACTGGAAGCCAAGAAGCAA